GGCGTGATCGATCAGGTGGGTGATGGGATCTTGAAAACGCTGCAGATCATCGCGGATTGGATGGGCGTATCCGGTGAAGTCGAATTCATACCGGCCAAGGATTTCGGGGATAATGCCCTGACCGCCCAAGATCAGGCGGCACTGCTTCATTCGTGGGTGGCGGGTGGTATTTCACGCGAAACCTATCTGGAAAACCTGCAGGCGGCCGGGATCATTTCGAACGAAATCAGTGTTCAGGATGAAATTGAGCGTATTGAAGCGGCCAGCCCGGGGTTCGCCGCGCCCCCGGTGATACCTGATGCCAACTGATCGGGATGTGACCGATGCCTATATCCGCCACGCCGTTCAATTGGATCGGGCGGTTTTGGGCGTATCCAATACCATGGCGGGGATCGCCCGGGAACTGAATGATGCCTTCATGGCAGTGATCGTTCCCAAGCGAACACGCACCCCCGCAGAACAGGGCGCCGCAATGAGTCGCGCAACCACCGCCTATGTGACCGATTGGAATGTTCGATTGGTTCCGGGATTGGAAACCAGCGCGGCCCGGGCATCGCAAATCGAAACCACGTTTCAGGTGGGCGCCCTTGAAACCTTCACCGGGGCCACGGCCATCGCGCCCAATGCGGCGGCCCTTGTCCAAGCCTCAAAAGCCGCGCCATTCCAAGGCAAGGTGATGAAGGATTGGGCCATGGGTATCGCAGGCAACACGATCAGGGCGGCGCAGGCTTCGCTGAACGTATCATTTGCCAGTGGACTATCGCCCGGGGAGACTGAAAAGGCGCTTTCCACGGTAATGGGCCGGAATGTTCGCGATGTGAGGGCGGTGGCGCGTACCTATGTCCAGCAATATGCAAACCATGCGCGTGAGGCCACGCTTCAAGCCAATAATGATCTGATTTCGGGGATTCAATGGCTTGCAACGCTGGATAATCGGACTTCCGGGATCTGCCAAGTCCGTGATGGCGAAGTTTATGATGCCGAAACCAAGGAAAATATCGGGGGTGGGCCTGAATGGCTTTCCGGCCCGGGCGCCTCTCACTGGAATTGCCGAAGCGTGGGCAGCCCCAAAATCATCGGGGTGGAAGATACTGGATATCGGCCTGCAGTGGATCCGGGATCGGATTATGAGCGTGGGGATAACCTGACCCGCACCGGGAAGGTTCGCAAGCCAACCAAGCCCAACCGGGAGAATGATATTTATTCCGTGCGCGGCGGCCCGAAGCGTGGGGTGCCAGCGGGAACGAATTATGAAACATGGCTACGGGCGCAGGGGCATAAATCCCCCGCATTCGTGCAAGATATATTGGGCGTGGAACGGGCGAAATTGTTCAGTGATGGAACCCCGCTTACAAGCCTGATTGATAGCAGTACCGGAACACCAATCACCCTTGATCAATTATCGCAAAGAGGAATTCTATAATGGAAATCAGCGAAGAAGAACTGGCTCAAAAAATCAGCGATGCCGTGGCAGTCGAAACGGCGGGACTGAAAACCAAGCGCGATGAACTGCTGGATGAAGTTAAATCCACGAAGGCAAAATTCGCGGATTACAAATCACCGGCCGATGTTTCAACCCTGCAGGCCCAACTGGATGAAGCCCGGAAGGGAACGGGAACCGAAGATGCGGTTCGCCTTGCCCTATCGGATGCGGAGGCCAAGCATACCGAAGCAATGCGCGACCTCAAAACCAAACTGGAAGTGGCCGAAACCAGCGCAACCGATCAGGCGAATAAATTCAATCGATCGATCATCGATACCAAGATCCGGGAACAGGCGATCAAGGCCGGGGTGTTGCCCGAAGCCTTGGAGGATGTTTGCCAACGTGCCGGTGGGGTGTTTGTGCTGGATAGTGAGGGCAAATTGGAAGCCCGGGATAGTGCTGGCCAGCTTTTGAAGGATGCCAGTGGCGAACGATTGGTGACGCCTGACACGTACATGGAAGGCTTGCAGGAATCGAACAGCTATTACTTCGGCGCCAGCAAGGGATCCGGGGCACCGGGTTCGCACAAGGCTGGCCAAGTGGATGTGAAGCCGGAACTGGAAGCACTGGATAACGCCGCCAAAACTGACTTCAACGCATTCGCCAAAATGCGCCGCCCGGAAAAGGCCGAAGGGTAGTTGACGAACCCGGGGAATTGAGCTAAATTGCCACCATAGTCATGGATTTTGGCAAGGCCAAGCCCCCGGGGGGTTACATCCTGATTTAATTATTGCCATTCGGCGGGGCCGGTTGACAGTGTAGATCATAATTTGATTGCGCCGGTCGAACGCCAAATCCTTTTTGTTCGCGGTGCAGAACTTAAAGGAAATTCTTATGTCCCTCACAGCTATTACAGTCGATATGATTGCAGCGGAAACCCTGTTGCAACTGCAGGATCAATTGGTTTTCGGAAACCTGTTGTACCGCGACAAAACTTCCGATTTCGGTGATGTTCAGGGATTCGCTGTTGGCGATACCGTGAAGATCCGCCAGAACACCGCTTTCCAAGTGGATGAATTTTCTGGCACCGTGAACCGCCAAGATATCGTGCAATCCAAACGTGATTTCGAAATTGAAAAGCACTATGACGTTTCAACTTCGCTCACTTCCCGGGAACTGGCGCTGGATCTTGACAATTTCAGCCGCGAAGTTATTCAGCCTGCCACCGTGGCATTGGCCGAAAAGATCGAATCATATCTGGCTTCGAAGGTTTATCAGTCTGCAAGCCTGATCGTTCAGGATGCGCTAATGAGTACCGCGCAGAAAACCGCGCTGGTTCGCGCTGCAGCAAACCAATCGAAGATCCCGATGGCCGGTCGAACTGGTATCGTGAACCCTGATCTGGAAGCCGCCCTGTTGGGTGCGGATTACTTCCACGCCGCCGATATCCGCGATCAGCAAGCGGTTCCCGCCCTGACCGATGCGATTTTGGGCCGGGTGATGGGCGTCAACTGGTACGGTTCGCAATTGTTTGATACCCAAACAGTGACCCCGGGCGATGGTGCTTCAACTGCAACCGACAACACTGGCGGAACCACCAATCAGTTGGGCGCCCTTGTCCTGACTGTTGCGGCAACAACTGGCACGGTTGTGGCGGGTGATTATCTGCAAGTGGCAGGAATGCGCCGACCCGTTCAGGCCGCCGTGGGCGCAGGCGCAGGCGCCACATCGATCACACTGGTTGATCCAATCAACGAGATTGTGCCCGATGGCGCTGCAGTCACTACCATTTCCAGCGGTGCAGCTTATACCGTTCAGGGAATGCTGGCGGCGCCGGATGCCTACGCATGGGCCGCGCCCCCGCTTGATCTGCCTGCTGATGTGGCCGCTTCGGTTGTCACTGCAAACGGTATGAGCGTTCGCGTGGTGCAGGATTACGATTCGACTACCAAGACCAACAACATTTCCTTCGATCTGTTGTGCGGCGCGGTATCTTACGATAATCGTAAATCCCTGCTGTTGGCTGAACTGGTCTAAGTGGTTGCCCCCTTCGGGGGGCGGTTATGAAGATTCTGAAAGTCTACAATGAGGCCGGGGAGTGTCGCACTTGCCTGCCTTCGCAGGTCGCCATGATGGAGGCAAATGGATGGTCGAAGGATGGGGTTAAACCCAAGCCCAAGACCAAACCCAAAGCCAAAGCGAAAAAGGCGGCCAAACCTAAATCCGATCCGGGGGCTTAACTGCCCCCTTTAATTTAACGGGGCTGGTGATGGCCAATCTTTCAAGCGTTACACCTTATGCCACGATAGCGCAGGCGGATGCCGTGAACGGCACGGATGAACCTTGGCAATCTGCCACGGACGCCGTTAAAAACGCCTCACTGATCAATGCCACCCTGTACATCGATGCCGCATACCGATGCGTAATGACCACCCCCGTTCAAACGAATGTGGTGGAAGCTTGCAGCGTATTGGCCAACATCGATATCGATACCCCGCTTTTCGAAGTGGATACCACGGTTCCCGGTAATGTTTCGGCCGAAGCGGTCGCAGCCGGATCTGTTTCAAGCTCAAAATCCTATTCCGTAAACCCGGGCGCATCCAAAAAGGATCCATTCCCGGAAGTAACCGCTTTGCTTGGCCAAGGTGGTGTTTGCAGTTATGGGAATTCGGGCATAGTTTCGGTCACAAGATAATGGGCCTTCGCGATGATGTTCAAACTGCTATCGGTGAAGCATTCGATTCAAGCTTGGCGGATGCGGTGCAAAACTATGTTCTTACTTCGCGGGGGAATTCTGTTTACGATCCTGTCACTGGCGCTGTAACGGCCCCTGAGACAGATTACAGCACCCGTGGCGTATTCGACCAACCAAGCGATGAACAACTGACTGACAGCAACGTGAGGCCATTCGACACGGTTGTGATCACCCTGCAGAACGAACTGGCCGCCAGCGTGGTGAAACCGAACGATCTGATCACCATGGGCACCGGCAAGGAATTGACCGTTTACAAGATCCAACCGGATCCGGCCGCCGCTTCATGGAATATCTTCGCAAGGGATGCCGCCGATGCGTGAATTCAATGCTCAATTCATCGCGGAAACCGAAGCGGAACTGGAAGGGATCGTGGAAACGGTTCAACGGAAAGCCACGCTGGATATCTGGAACAGGCTCACACGCTCCACGCCGGTCGATACTGGACGCGCCCGGGCAAGCTGGATCGCCACAACCGCGACACCTTCCGGCGCCTCACCAAGCGCAGGCAAGACCGATTACCCATTGACCAAACCAAGATTGGCCAACACCAAGATCGGGATCCCGAATTTCATTGTTTCGAATCTGGTGTACATGCCCCGGTTGAACAATGGATGGAGTGAACAGGCCAGCCCGTTATTTGTCGAACGCGCCATTGCCAAGGGATTCAAGGATGCCAAGCGCCTGATCAATCGCGAAATAGGAAGGGCCGGATTTTGACATATTCAGATATTGAGACAATTTTCCAAACCTATCTGGCGGCCAATTGGACTTCCACGGCGGTACTGGCATTCGATAACGTGCCGCAGGATGTGACGCAGGGAATCGCGTGGGCGCGGTTTGTGATCGTGCCAACTGATTCAGAAAACCGAACCATCGGGATCAATCCAGCGATCACGAAAAACGGCATCGCGGTGATGCAGGTATTTACGGCACTTAACAACGGCAGCCGGGAAGCGCAGAATATAGCCGATGAATTCCTTTCGCTTATGGAAAACCAGATCCACAGCGATACCCTTTACACTTATGCCGGTGAGGCTGAACGTATTGGGGATGATGGGAATAACTGGTATCAACTTAATGTTCAGGTGCCCTTCCAAGGCACATAAATGAGAGGAATTACCCCATGGTGACTTCAACTAACAGAACGGATTTGGCTTATGTGGCGGAAGTTACACCGGGCACAACTCCACCCACCCCCGCATTTCAATCCCTGCCAGTAACAGGCATTGGCCTGCAGACCGAAATCGCCACGGCGGTATCCGAAGCAATTCGGAATGATCGCCAGATCGATGATCTGGTTCCGGTCGATGAAAACATTCAGGGATCCACCCCCTTCGAACTCACATTTGAAGCGTGGTCGCCCCTGATGATCGCCCTGCTGCAAGGCGGCGCCGGGGTAGCGGTCAACCTGTCCGGATCTGATGTGGATGTGACGCAGGGAACCAGCACGTATTCATCCAGCGGCGCGGTGAACTTTTCCACCCTGACCCCGGGCATGTTTGTGAACATCCAAGGCTTTGCCAATGAGGCCAACAACGGCCCGAAGGAAGTGGTTTCCAGCACTGCCACGGATCTGATCGTGACTGATCAAAATCTGGTTTCGCAGGTATCCGGTGATCCCGTGACGTTCGATGCGGCCAGCTACCGCAACGGCGCCGAAGAAGCGCAGGCGTTTACCTTCCGCAAAGGGATTTCCCCAAGCGGTGGCACTGAATCGATTTTCTACTTCAACGGGTGCGAAGTCTCTCAAATGACCTTCGCCTTCGAAACGGCATCGATCCTATCCGCCACCATGGATATCATGGGGCTTTCCAGTGAGGCGACAACCACGCCCATTGCCGGGGAAACTATCGTGCCCGTGGTGAACTATTCGCTGATGAATTCAGTGAACAGCGTGGTGG